ATTGCACGGGTATTATCCAAGCAAGGTGTGCCGAATGGAATAGAATCGGTGGAAGTCAAACACGTATCTGGGGGGATATCACTAATAGGATTCAAGAGTTATGAGCAAGGGGTACGCTCTTTCTATGGTACATCTAAGGACTATATATGGCTGGATGAGGAAGCTCCAGAAATCATAGAAAATGAGTGTGCCATCCGTGTGATGACTACCGACGGAGTGATACTTCTTACTTTCACGCCTTTGCACGGACTCACCCCTTTGATTATCAACAAGGCCAAGAATGCAGATTATCTTCAAGGAGCTACACCTATCCTTGCCTTTGATGACAGAGAAGTAGGTGTCAAGTTTGCTGAACACAAGGCTTCCAATCACAGGATAGCGATTATTCAAGCAGGTTGGGAGGATGCTCCTTGGCTATCTGAGGAAGAGAAAGAAGCGCTTTATGCGGATACTCCCCCACACCTCAGGGATGCAAGGAGATATGGAAAGCCCTCTATCGGATCGGGAAACGTGTATCCCATTCCCTTGGAAGCTATCCAAGTACCTCGCTTCACAATACCCAAGAATTGGAGGAGATTGTTTGGAATGGATGTAGGATGGAACCGAACGGCTGTGTTGTTTGCAGCAGTTCATCCTGATTCAGATTGTATCTATCTATATGACGAATTATACTTGAGTCAAAAGGAACCGGACATTGTAGCTTCGTTCATAAAAGCCAAGGGAGGGGACGCTATACCCGGAGTGATCGATCCTTCTGCGAATGGGCGTTCCTCCCATGATGGACGAAAACTTCTCACAATGTACAGGCAGCTTGGACTAAAATTGAAAGAAGCGGACAATGCTGTCGAATCCGGCATCCAGGAAACATGGTCACGCATGAGTGCAGGGCAACTCAAGGTGTTCGACGACTTGCACAGCTTTGCCAAAGAATATGTTGTATATCGCAGGGATTTGAAAGGATCCATCGTTAAGAAGGATGACCACGAAATGGATGCCATGCGTTATATTATAGCATCTATCGATTACGCTTCCATTCCAAATACATTCCGTGGCCTTCAGGCCAATATGCAACTTGGGGCAATGAATAACTTTGGAGCAAGAAAGTATGATATCTGATGACAAGGACGAATCCGCCGGTTCTACTGGAAAGATATTAAAGGGCCTGAAAAAGGATGATCTCCCTTCTGAGGGAAAGATTATTCTTTCAGAGAGAGAAAGAAAGGAAATAAAGGACGAACTTGAGAAAGATAAACTCTTAGAGACCAAGCGCAAGCGTGATGAAACCATAGAAAACCTTGTCACGATGGTTGAGCGCGCGTTTGAGAAGCGCGCATCCCGCCGTAAATCAAAAGAGAATCAATGGTTACGTGCGCAACGCTTATGGCTGGGAAGCGTTGCATCCGGGCATGGTCACGGAGGAGACGGGATCGGTGGCGGAGGTACCGCCCGAGAGCCTTTTGGAACACACACCAACCGTAAACGTCCTGACTTCAATATTGTTAAGACCAAATGCGATATTGCTTTGAGCCATGTCATGTCAATGCAATTTGCAGGAGGGGAAAAGAACTGGTCCATCGTCCCTCCGAATGTCAAACCCAAAGTAAAGAGTCCTCTCGATATAGAGAAACCCTTGCAGAATGTTAATCCGAACGACGTAGAAGCCTCTTTGCTTGAATCAAAGGAAGAAGTGCAAAGCGGCCAGGCCAAAGCGTTCAGAAAAGCCAAATTGATGGAAGAAGAAATAGAAGAGCAATTGGAGCAATCCGACTATATCACAGAGTCCGAAGAAGCCATGTGGAGCTGGGTGGTTCTTGGTACTGGGATAATGAAAGGTCCTGTCAATACCGGCAAACTCAAGAAAGTATATAACCGTGAATCTGACTTTGATGGAACATCCGTCTGGATTCCTTCATTCTCTGAGGACATATATCCGCGTGTGACCGCCGTATCACCGTGGTTTGTATATCTTGATGACACCACTAATGATCACAGGAATCAAAAGAGTATAGTGGAAGTGCATCCGTGGTCCAAACAGGAACTGATTGAAAAGATAAAACATCCCGGATTCATAGGAGAAGCCATCAAGGAAGCAATTTCTATTCCACCGGAAGAGGGATTGGATAAGTCCTTTTCAGATTTTTCCTCTCTTTCCGATACCAACCCAAATCTATTTGCCAAGAAATTCATTGTTTTGGAATATCACGGGCCGATCACACGGAAGCAAATAGATACCGTTGGAGTGAAATCACAATTTGATCTGGACGATATCCCAGACGAGAATCTCTATGGAGAGGTTTGGGTTGTAAATGGACAGATGATACGCTTTGAATTAAGTGTTATCGAAGGGGCCTTCTCTCCTCCCTACAGTATAACCGTTTGGGAAAAAGATCCCGCCTCTCCCTATGGGCATGGAGTACCTTCTCTTGTAGCAGATCCTCAGCGTGTTGTGAGCCAGGCATGGCACATGATTCTTGACAATGCTTCAATGTCTTCTGGTCCACAGATTGTCATACAGCAATCAGTAATAGAACCAGCAAACGGAGAATGGGAGTTTCATCCAAGAAAGGTGTGGATCAATAGAGATCTTGGAGCAGATAACAAACGAGCATTTGAGTTTTTCATCACTCCTAATGTCATAAATGAACTTTCACAAGTTCTTCAAATGGCAAGATCCTTTGCCGAAGAAGAATCTGGCATTCCTCTTCTCAACGCCGGATTGGGTTCTCCTGAATCGATGGTGGATAGCGCCACAGGTACGGCCCAATTAAACAGGAACTCTACTGTATTGCTGGATAGAAAAGCAGAACGCTGGGATTCCAATATCACCGAACCCCTCATTTCTCGTATGTATGATTGGAACATGCAATTCAATGAAGATGATTCTATAAAAGGCAATTTCAATATCAGAGTGCTTTCCTCGACGGATTTCAGAAACAAACAAGCTTATATCAAAGACCTGGAGAAGGTATCGGTTGAAACAGCCAACAATCCAGAGATGGCAAAGAGAATCAATCAAGGAGCATTGCAAAGAGCCCGCTTGTCTATGATGCAATTACCTTACACAGATATTATAATGGATGAAGAGGAAGTCGCAGAAGCTGAAAGAAAGGCTGCGGAGAATAAGAATAATACTCCTGATCCAGCCAGTATCAAGGCACTTGCTGAATTGGAGAAATTGGAACTTGACAAAGCTCGATTGGAACTTGACTTCAAGAAGCTGGAGTTCGAACAAACACTCAATCAGCAACGAGAGACATTGGAAAGCCAGGAGCGTTTGGCTGCCACACAAGCACGTCTTACTGAATCGCAGGCACAAATTCTCAAGGCAGATACGGATAGGGAAATTGCGCTTATCAATCTTGCCGCTAAAGAAGAATCCGCAGCAAGGAGAGATCAAATCCTTATTGAAAGCATGAAGGAAGATTCTGCCAATAAGAAATTCATTGCTGGCCTTCAACACCTTTCAAAGACTCGGCAACAAGTACTTACGCAGGCGGAACTTGAACTTGCGCAAGCTACCGGAAAAGGAATATAATACTCATCACCATTATTGACATTCCTATATGATTACACTTCCTCAACAGCCTTCAGTAGATTTCAACACTTTCCATTGGGAAGATATGAAAGCTTATCTTCAATATCTTCTTGATAAGGAACGTGAAAAGAACGACAACACAAGAGCTTCTTTGAAATCCGTGTTTGTCACAAAAGGGAGAATAAGTGTATTGAAGGAACTTATATCCCTTGATGTAGCTTCAGATCGAACGAGATCTATAAATCTTCAAAACAGCTTTACCGAATAATGTAAAGTCTCACTATCCACTATAGTGCTTAATACCGGAGTATATAATATATCGCCATGAATACAAATACCAAAGATACACCAAAGGAAAACACGATTACCAGCCAGCAATTGTTTAATAAGCTTGGCGCAGCAATGGATTCTCAAGATATTACAGCAGTAGATGAATTGATGTCGCTTGAATTGTCGGACGAAAGCGGCGAAGAATCCTCTGAAGATGCTCCTGAAGATAGGAGTATTCCACACAATGTCACACGCTCCGCTGATAAAGAAGATGAAGAGGATGCTAAGGCAGCGGATGAAGGCCAGAAAGTTGAGGCATCCCCTGCGAAAGAAGAAGAA